CGGTTCGTAAACCAGACAAGGATATACCATCTTCTGAGCCTCGGGAGGCTGGAAGTAGACGTTCGGACACAACGTCTCAAGGAGATCCTGGAGGATCAGGCGTCTGTCCGTTGTAAACACCTCCCAGTCTCAAGATCAGGCGGGGGCTCTCCACATCGATGTTCTCGACTTTCCAGAGAGCCCCACGCCACTCTACGTACCGAATGGCAAAGAAATGGTTGTTCGCGTACGCGTCGGCCACGATGGAAATGGCATTACCAACGCTGAGATTGCTGTTCACTTTCTCATCGTTAGCATACCGTCTGCTGGGTCGAATCACGTCGCCCGAATAAGGACGTTCTGTGATGACCAGCTTGTGGATGCCGTCCCCTTGGTCGACTGTGTTCCCATACCCGACCTTCCCAAAAAACCTTGTCATTCGGGACCGTCCTTAGACGCCGTACGTCCAGTCGGTGTCCGCACCGTGGGCGAAGTGGTAGCCGGTGTTGGGAACCGCAGCGACCTCGAGCGTCTGGCCGGCCGGGATGGCGCTCTGAGCGCCTGCGGACAAGGTCGCGCCCGTGACGTCGTTCTTGTAGGTGACGCCCGTGACGGTCGGGATGGTCACCACGCGCGTACCGCTGTTGTAGGTCGGCTCGGTGAGCGTCGCCAGCGTCGAGGTACCGCGCAGGAAGACCTGGGCCGTCTTGTGACGCACGAGCGCGCCGGACAGACGGGTCTCGATCAGGTACTTGTACTGGTTCCAGTCGATGTCGAAGTCCTCGAAGGTGGTGATCTCGCCACCCTTCGTGGAACCGACAGCGTAGTCCGACAGGTTGACGATGATCATCACCAGGTCGAGACCGTCACGCTTGACGTTCTCCATGACCTCGACGTCGATGACGTCACGCACCAGGAGTTCCGCGGCCAGATCGGCCTTGGTCCGGTACATGCGCTTGTTGTCGGCGTCGCGGACGAGCAGCATCTCGGACAGCGTCTGCACGCTCATGTACGCGGTCGGAGTGCTGCCCTTGTACTTGTACCGGTTGGCGATGACCGAGTCGACCAGCTGCAGAGCGGTGGTACCCGTGGTGACCGTGACGACGTCCGTGTAGAACGGGTCGTCGAAGGCGATCGGGCGGATGTTGTTCTCGTTGATCTTGTCCGGGTCGTCGACCTCACGACCGTCGCCGATGAGGATCGCCCGCGCGACTTCCTCGCGCAGCATGAACCGCATCTCCACCCACAGCCACGCGACGATGTCGAAGTCGGTGATGTCGATGATGTCGTCGCGGTCGAGCTTCTGGCGCTTGTAGATGGTCTTCGGACCGGTCTCACGCTGCGAGATCGTGAAGAACTGATCCTTCTTCATCGTGCCCTTGATGTAACCCTTGGCACGAGCGGTGTCGTACGTGAGGTCCGCCGAGCGAGACTTGATCTTGGAGAACGGAAGCTTCTGGGTCGCATTGAGGACACCCTCGACCCACTCGATCCGGCGAGTGATCCACTCCGGACGAGCATCGATCATCTTGGCGTCGGGAAACAACACCTCGATGTTGGTGATACCGTAGTCCTCGGCGTGCGCGAGGATGGCGGCCTTGAGGCTCTTCGTCTGCTGGGCCGAGTGCAGAAGATTGCTGATCTGCTCGGTCGACAGACCGCTGCCGTTGTAGCCACCACCGTCGCTGTGCTTGATCTCCGTGCCGTTGTCCTCGAAGACGTTCCGCTTTCCCGTCATCGTACCTTCCTTGTGTGCGAGGTCCTTGTCATCCGACGCGGACTGGTCCTGTTCGGTCTGATCGGACGTGGAGTCCGTGTCGGTGGCGTCGTCATCCGTGACGCCGGACTGCGCGACGGTCTCGCCCACACCCTGCTGCAGAAGGGTGTAAAACAGGTTCATCTGGTCCTCGTCGAGGGAGTCCCAGACGTCCTGGTTGGTCTTGTGCTCGATGATGTCGCTATCGATGAGATGCGGCCCGTGTTCGATCTTCTCGCCGAACACCATGATCGCCTCGTCGTCGAGCTCCGTGTATTCGTCGGATCCCTCGCCGTGCATGACGCGAACGAAGTCGATCTTCGCCTCAGGGTTTGCGCCCGACAACACGACGCTGACCTCACGGATGTTTCCGTGAACGACCTTGCTCTTCTCCTTGATCGTCACGTTGTTCGCGAAGATCGACAGGGAATCGAGGTCGTCGTGCTGGATCAACAACCTCATGTTCTTGCCGGCGTCGGTCTCGTTGAGGAAACCGTACGCGTACACGCCCTTGTCGTTGTGCTCGAGAATGGCGTGCCCGACAACCTGCTTCTGGTCGGTGTGGATGTGCTGGAAGACAAGGGGAACCTTGGCCTTGTCCATGTGCGCGAAGGCCTGAGGCATGATCGTCAGTCCGTCCGAGCACTTGCGATTCGCCACGGTTGCGAAACCACCGAAATCGTGGTTCTCCACGGCGTCTCCTTTCACGTTGAAGCGTTAGCCGCTTGGGACGGAGGCCCGGACTCGGAGAGATCAGGAGCCTTGGATTCTGGATCCCCGCGTTTGTTCGCAGGCATGTTACTATTGATCAATTGGTCGGCCTTGGGCTCCTTAGCCGGTGGCAACCCGATGATTCCACGGATCTCGTTGGCCGTCACGATCTCGTTTCGGGTCAACTTATCTGCCAGTTCCGCAATCTGACCCAGCGGAACCAAGGCAAATATGTCACGGAAGAACAGAATGCTCTGGCGCTGACTTCTCGCCGTCTTGGTCAGGAAAGACCATCGCATCGCTTCCACGATCGACGTGACAATCGGCTTGATCGTCCTCTCGTGATAGTTCAGCATTTCCGCTTCGTCTGCGGTGCCGTCCATCACCTTTTCAGTCAGACCCAGCTGGCTATACAACAACTTAGTCAGGTACTCAACCTGCTTCAGAAGCTGATTTTCAGCTGGACGATTCAACTGAGTGATCTTTTCGGTGCCGTCGACGTACGCGATACCGTATTGGCTTCCTCGAAGCTGGGCTTCGATGTCGGCCCGGCGGTCGTTGGCGGCCTTGCGTTTCGCCTCCGACTTGATCGTGTACGGAAGCTGGATGATCATGTCCAGCTTGCCCGAACTGGTCTGTTCGTCAACCACATCCAGCAAATTGAGTTTGCGGATGAGGCGCTGAAGAGTCGAGTTCGTTTCGTTCATGACAGCATGGAGAGGATTTTCCACGATCGCTACGAATTTCTTGTCGACCGTCACTTCCTCGCGCTTGCCGATCTCGTCGTTGTACAGAGAGACTCGTACACGCCGCGGCGACCACCGAACAACTTCTCCGATTCGGAGAGTCTGGATGTCGAAACTTCCAGAGACGTTCGGATCGAAGGTCGTATCGACCGGAACGATGACAGCAACGCCCTGATCGAACAGCGTCATCGCCAAATCTTGACGGAAGGATCGTGGCCGCTGGTCAACATTCGCCGACACGTTCAGACATTGGTTCAACCCACTGTCTATGTCGGATTCGTAACGACCGAGATCGTCCAGGCGAACGTGACGAACACCAATCGCTGCGACATCGATCGCCATACGAGTGTAGATCGATGAGACAATCGACTTTTCGTTCGAGAAACGGAGGCGAACTCGATCGGGACGACTCCCATAGTTCGCTACAGACTCAAACGGATCGCCACGGTCCAGCGTCCTGAAAACATTCCAGGCGTGACTCAGCCAGTCTTTGAAGCCCACGTATTGCTACCTCCTCTCGTCACTCGAACGCCTCCTTGTGCAGTTTGTATGCCACGTAAGCGTCCATCATGGCCGCCACGTTGTCGATCTTCTCATCGGAGCGTCTCTTCAACAGCTTCCGGTTGCCGTTAGTGTCCTCCAGAGTAATACAATTACCCATGGTGAACGACATCAGCTCTTCATCGAAAATGAGCAGACGTTCCTCGCTCATTTTCTTCAATTCTCCAAGGGGAACCGATTCGGTTCGCGCACCCTGGATTACTTTCTCGATGCCGTAAGGACCGTTTTCGGCTTCCCAACGCGTGACAAACTCTTTCGCGTTGTACGGGTCGTATCCGAAGGATCGAACATCGTAACGGTTCTCGAGGATATGATTCTCAAGGTCGTCATAGACTTCCATCATGTCCAAGACGGTTCCCTCAAGAATATGGAGGCTTCCTTCTTTCCGGAAGTTATCGTACTTGTGTCTGAGTGCGCCTGGAAGTCGACTCAGAGTCAGTGACGAAATATAGCTGCGCGTTTTGACTCCATATTTCTCCCTGGGCAGAGGGAAAAGGAATGTGAACGCACAGAAGTCGTCGCCCTGCGAAAGGTCGGCACCGAGCGAGCACGGCATCTCCCAGAAATGCCGAGACGGATGAACCAACGTCTCTTCATAGGTGAAGAAGAAAGTATACCCTTCCATGGGTATACCGAACCTCTTCGCCAGAATATCGTTCCGTGCCGCAGGGGCTTTTTCAGCTCGCTCAACATCCAGTTGATAGGTCTCGTATGACACCGTCAAGCCGATGTTGGGCTGAGCTTTCACCCACATTTCCGGATCAGCAACCTCATCGATCTCATCGAGTCGGTAATGCCAAATGGAATAATGAGGAGCGTAGTATTCGCCCTTCAAGATAGATGCAAGCTCCATCTTGATGGTATCGCCAGCTCCGTTTCGGACAGTTCCTTCAGAACTGATGGCTGCGATCAACCAATCGTCTTCCTTGGAAGCGCCCTGTTCAATTGCTCCGACGACATCCTCTCGAATATCGCCAGACAACCATTCGTCAACCGTCGAAATTTTAGGTCGGAGACCCTGCAACTTGTTGATCGACATGGGACGGACTTCGAGAAGGCTTCCCGTCAGGAAGTTCTCGATTCCCTTTTTCGTCGCAGCCAGTTTCTGACGCAGAAAACGACTGCCCGTGGTGTTCTGCATAGAACCTTGAGTCAGGAACTTGAACAGAGGACCACGAGCTCGAGTGATGGCCGTTCGAAATGGGCTCATCACTTCTTCGGCTTGTTTCATCGTAGGCGCTGTGGTAATCTGATGTGTCGTTGCCGTATCCACAGTCAAGAAATATGCCTGAAGACATGACGCATACATCGATTTGGCAGCACCACGAGCAACAATCAGGAATTGCTTCGTAACCAGACGAAGCTTTACCTTCTGAGTTTCGAATTTCTTTGTGCGGACGTTCCAGACCGAACGATCGACATAGTAATACCAACACAAAATCTGCTCAGCCCACAATTTGAATGAGGGGAGCAGATTCAGATCGGTACCATCAGTCAACGTCAGTTCATTTTCGCAGAAGAGTATGAACCCTTCCAGCTTTGTGTCGTCGTAGTAGAAATGTGGGTTCTCGATGAGCGCATCGATCCGGTTCATCTCTTGAGAGATTTCACGATTTACGGGAATATCCCCGCGCAGAACCGCTTCGCGGAACTCGCCGTAATAACGAGGAACCGCAATATTCGACAACGCCATCAACAACCCTCCTTTCTATGCTACTCCAGCCGTGGCCACCTTCTTCGCGACCAAAGTTCCGATCTTCTTTGCTGCCGCGGCCTGAACTTCGCGCTTTCCAATCTCCAGCAGCGTCGACGAAACCCAACGTGCGACGCCGGACTTCTCATTGACAGAAAGCCGCTTGAAATCCTGCTCAAGCTGCATTCGTCGAATGGCTGCCTGCAGATCGGCGTTGGAAACCGAACCGATCTTGGTCTTCTTGACCTTTTCTTTGACGCCCTGCTTCTGCTTGGCTTCGGAGGTGACAGGATGTGCCTTCTTCTTACCCCATCGCATTCCCTTGATACCGAAGTGCTTGATCTCGCCGGTGCCCTCGTCCATCATCTTCATGTTGACGAGATATCCGTTCGCATCCAGCTCAGCGACCATCACGACGGAAGGATCGTCCATACCAGAATGCTTGACGTCGGCCAACTTGTAATATGCCATCCCGTTGGCCGGGTCGATGACGGTCTGCAACCGCTGAGTTCCCGAAGGGTTGACGCCCATTTCCTTCGCGACCTGGCGCCAAGCGGCGTTGACCTCTTTCGTGCCGTCGTCCAGATACTTCTGGTACAACGCCTTGTTCTTCGGATCCTTGAAGTCTTTACCCTTGTACTGTGGCCGGGCAGCCAGCTTCGCGAACCGACCGTTGGGGCCATTCAGATGGTCGGCAGCCAGGTTGTTAACCTTGGCCCATCCGGAAATGCCCTCAAATTGCTGCGCCCACTTCTTGTCAAGCTTGGGAAGTTTCTTCAGCTTGACACGCTCGCCCTCGTGCCCGCGATCCTTCCGGACACCCCACTTCATACCCTTCACTCCGGAATGCCGAATCCCGGAACGAAGCAAGGTCTCCTTTACAGCGGCTTCGTCCATTGGACGTCCTCTCTCTGAGCATTGATTCTCCACTCGAGTTCCTGAATTTGCTGGGAGATCGCTTCGTTCAGGAAGGACGTTCCTGGAGGATCGAACAGTCGACGAACGCGAAGATACACGTAAGTCTTCACGTTGTTGAGTCGAATATCACCGCCGAGGAACGAGTCCCAGACAGCGTCCTTGTTCTCGATCATGTAACCTTCCTCGGGTCCCACTCCGAGTTGGTTCAGCGTGCTGAAGACCGAGTTGATGTGCATGATGATGTCTGGATCGAACGCTGTGTAGTCCGCCGGAACGTTCAACACTTTTTTGATCGAATCCAGAATGCTGTCTGTCACGAACACCTCCTTTGACAGCTACTTGGCGGTCATCCAGTATGTCGCGTTGTTCAGAGTCGCCGCGGAAATATCGATGGTCGACGGGAAGGATGACTGACCAGTCAGATATACCGAGCGCCTCTTGCCGACGTTGGCTAGCGTCAACAGCATGGTCGCGGGCACGCCGGCGATCTTTCCTGCACCGCTTCCGTTCCACAGGATCGCGCCCCAATAAAACGCGCCGTCAATCATTCCAGATATCGCAGATGCGAGAGCGACGGATTTAGGACCTTGGGTAGTCCACTGAGCCCCAGCATCGTTGGATTGACCAAGACGATTCACGACACCCTGGCCGTCAGCGTACACCGCGACACCGGAATATGCCCCAGGACCAGATGCTGCGGATGTGACACAGAAACCCAGCTCGGCGAGCGAGGTCGCAGCGTCCTTCCACTGGAAACGCATCAGGAGGAGGACTCCTCCGTTGTGGTTGAAGTCAGCGGCACAGAGCTGAGGATCCGCAGTCCAGGCTTTGTAGCCGGCTTCGGATGATGGATAGAGCTCGGAGGCGTCTTTTCCGTCGGTGCCCGGAGAACCAGGAGCGCCATTAGCACCGTCGTCGCCGGGATCGCCTTTGTCCCCTTTATCGCCCTTAGGTCCAGTCGCGCCATCCAGACCGTTAGTGCCGTTAGCACCATCATCGCCAGGATCCCCTTTATCGCCCTTGTCTCCTTTTGGTCCCGCAGCGCCGTCAAGACCGTTGGTTCCGTTAGTGCCGTTCGTTCCCGGAGGACCCTGTGGTCCTTCAAGAGCTTCGAGCTCGATGTTGCCCGTAGTGGGATTGGGTAAGATCCCGTTGATCTTCGCGACGTAAGTGAAACGAGCGGGGATGGGTGCGACCTGTACGATGTCTTCGTACCGAATCGATGCCGGCGCAGTCAACGGAAGAGCAAAATCGAAAGAACGCTGCGTCAAACCATCCAGTTGCTCGATCGCCCTGTACGTGCCCACGGGGAGCCGAGCCAAGTCGACCGTCGCAACGCCGCCGATCAGATCGACAGGAACAGCGGCGTTGGACAGCATGGTCGAACCGAGAGGCTGACGCGGAGGCTGGAACAGAATTCGGCCCGTTGAG